TTATAAATGTTAACTCCAGGATTAATGTTGTCGTTTTTAAATTGAGCATTTTTAGCTTTATATTTAAAAGGTGGTTTTCTTTTTCTATATATATTTCTGAGTTTTTGACCTGTGCAACTATCGGTAACTTCACCGACACATTTAACACCTGATTCAAATTTAGATGGATCAGGTATGATATATTCATGGCCTCGGAGACTTGATAACTCTATTGAATAAGTTAAATTGCTTGAATGAAATACAGTTACTCCAGTATTATAAAAGGATAATTGTTGAGGATATATTTCATTGTGTTTAATGTTAATTAATTGTTTGAATAAATTTGGACTATATCTCTGAGAAAGGTTATTTGTCGTGTTGGTGTGATCGAATAATTTATTTACTTTTTTAGCTACACTGTCTATATAGTAAAGATCATTAGAGACATATTTTTTAATTAAATCTCGTTCAATAATAAATTTTAAATTACTGAGGATTTTTTCTTCGTCTCTAAAATATCTAACTGGAAGTCTCTCATAATTTGAAAATGGTTGATTTATACCGAGTGTGCTACTAGGTGAACCTATATTATTTATTGTGACTTTTACTGGCTTTCCATTTTTAGTAACCTTTAGAACTTGACTAATATTAGGTGCTTCATCTATAATTCTTTGCGGGATATTTAAAACGAGATTTTTATCTACTTTATGAAAATTATATACAAACTCATCTGATGCATATGTATTTAAATTAATAGTAAAATTGTTTGCTATTTTCGGTAAGTTGATATCACTAAGAAGAGTATTAGTCCCTTCAGTAATAAACGCATCATCGCTAAGTAACCGTATAACAAAGTTTTCAAGATACTTTGTTATTCCTATTTTTGACGATTTAAGTTTGTTTTTTATTTTAGTGAATTTAAGTTCTTCTCTTAAATTACGAACAGTTTTTAATTGATCTTTTATTATTACAGAATAATAGTGTACTGCTAGTTCTAATTCATAAATGTTATTAGTTTTAATTCGATCAAGAAATCTTACTATATTCTTATCTATTGTGCTGAGATTTATATTTTTAAGAAATTGTGCATATGTATTTCTAACATAAATGTCATCATCTGTTTGTCTATCTAATTTTGCTGTTTTCCATTCAGTAAGATAATTATTATATAGTACGGGTAATTCTGACGCATCAAAAGAATCTTCATAATGACTTTTCCATTCTTTATATGATAGCGGATTATGTGTGTTCAATGATACCATTATAATTGTAGTCCTTTTCTAATTTGATAGTCTAAATTTTTGAATACTATACCGCCAGCAGGATCCCAGGATGCACTAAGAGATGAAATCGATCTTGCAACAGAATTGTAAGTATTATTATAGTCTATAATATTATTTTGTACGTTTTCTGCAGAAACAATATTATAGGTTGTATATGGATAAAACTCATAAAATAAATCTAGCCCAGAAGCTCCAGTAACAGTAGTATCTAATGGCCATCCCCAGGTGCTATATCCACTTAGAACAGATGAATTATATGTAGATAAATAATACGTAGATAGGACAGGATTATTAACATCAACTTCACCATCTGCACTTAAGTTTGGAATCTGTTGAGGCCTAATTAAAATATACTCGTTATTAAATTTTTGTCTGACAACAAAAGGTGTTCCTGCAGTTACTTTATAAGTAGAAGAAGTAATTGGATTATTAAAATCTATATTTCTACTTGCAGCTGATGAAGTATAAAATTGTGTATCGAAACTTTGATCATATCGTTCATAGTCGCCTAATAGTTTAGAAATTTTTACACTAAACAAGTTATATAATCTCTTTAATTCGGGTGGTGCTTCTGGTAGTGATATATCTATATCTTCATTGAAGAAATGATAAAAGGATTCTAGTGATTCAATTTTACAGAAATCAACATCACTATTATTCATAGTAAAGTTCGCAATTTTTTCAAAAATTGTTTTACCAAACGTTGTCGGGCTTGAACTTGCCTGACCTACAAACGATGTAAATACACCATCAAAAAGCTTATCATATTCATGCTGTAAGGATTGAAATCTATAACTTTTTAGTATTTTTGAATAATCTACATCTTCATTAATTTTATAAACCTCTACATCATTAGTAGAAGGAAATACAGTAAAGGTATAAGAACCTATAATTAACTTATCGCCTCCTACTGATCCATCGACCCCTAATGTTACCGGGCCGAGAGGCCCATCTCCATCATAATCTATAGTCGCCCCTAATGCGGAGAGACCTGCAGTCGCGGAGTCAAATGAATCTAATCTTCCTGTTATACCTAATGTCCATGTACCGGCGCTAACTGGATTAATATTTAAATATGCAAAACTACTTAAAGCAGTGTGCACTCCATCATAAGGAAAATACTCTGTACATAAACTGCTGATGTTAGAAGTTGTAGTAGTCGTTCCATCTGTCCATTCATAGGCAAATTGTCTATCTTGTGCTGGGTTAGTTGCTCCTGCGACCAGGTAAAATACATTATAATATTTTCCTATGTTTAGTTTCTTATCTGCAAGCGCTACAAATACTTGAAATTTATCACCTTGGCGTTTATATTCTATGCTAGACATTTCTTTCATCCCAGTGGATGTAAATGATAAACGACTTGTAAATGGTGTTAGTATTTTAACTGGAACGCCAATTGTAGTTCCTACATTTTTATTAACAGTAGACGTATCTTTAACTGTTGGTCGAGCGATATCTGTTTCTAAAAAGTTTCGATTACTATTATTAATATCTGTATCAATACCATCTACATAGAAATTCTTTATTCTATGTTTACTGGTATCTAATCGTATTAATAAATTTACTTGACTGGTTGGTATATCATCATAATATTTAAATATTATAGGTTGCCGAACTAGTGGCATGGTCTTACCAATATATTGACCTGAACTAGAGTATAAAAGTTTAGCATCGGTGTTTTCGCTAGACAAAGCATCTCTTTCTGTACACTCTATTATTGTTGATGATGAACCTACATAAAAATAATGCGGATATAATAATGTTTTTAATCCATAAACATTATTAATATGAGTATTGTATACATCGTAAAAGGCATTATATGGAACTATATGTCCGTATTTATTATTAAAATCATATGGTTTTGCTATACTACCACTAGAAGTAAAAAAGAATGTTTGAGGTTCGTTAGGATCTGGAACGTCTTGCCAAGCGGCCGTTGTTTCCATATTAAATGTTTTGAGTTCACCGGCGATTAGACTTCTTGCGTTTATACCATCCTGTACTGTTGTGTTTCGTGTTTCTACGGCAATACCTGAATTTGCATAATTATATATTGATATTGTTTCTGTAAATGTTGATTTGTATGCATTACTATCTTTATCATATAAAAATACTGCAACTGTATAAATACCTGGTACGTTATAGATATGTGTACCAGTAAACGCATCGGCGCCGCTTAATGAATATCCATCACCAAAGTCCCATTTTGCTATCCTATTAGATACTTTATGTGGAAATAGTTCTTCAATAGATGGTGTTCCAGCCGTCGCAGAGATAACAGGAGTTAATGTGAATTTTGATATACGAGTAAACCCTGCATGAGTAGTAGCTTGAGGATGCCCGTCGACACTATCTGGAGTAGTCCCAGAGGTATTAACAGTTACTGTAAATGGTACTGGTAAGGTTTTAGGACAATTGAGACTGGTTGTTGATGTACTCATTAATATTCTTGAATAGCTTTACTCTCCAAAGCACTTATAACTTTAATTTTATTTCTAAATGCTATTTCATTTTCTATGTATGGTATTTGATATGGTTTTAATTTTAATGTTGTATCAATAAATTTTAGATCTTTTCCGTTATATATAGGATTAAAAATGCATAATGATAACCCTGGTATTTCTACACCTGTATCTGTTCTTGTTGTCTTAAAATCAACTAAGCCAGGAATGCCTTCAATTTCATTATTTAAATCTCTTACATTTATTGTCCCTCCTAATTTTAATTTTTTAATATACGAAGATATAATATTAAATACTTTCGATTTTAAATTAGATTCATTAATTAATGATCGAGCTTCTCTGCGTAGACGTAGTTCAGTAGTATTTTTATACCCAACATTAGACTGTTCACTACCAGCTTTAAGTGATAAATCAACGCTTAAATAAACAGGATCTAAAAAAGAAATTTCACTATTTAATAGTTTATAGTTTTCAATTTCTACTTGAATTTTTTCTTTTAGTGAAGGTGGTAAATAATTAGATCGAGTAACTACAGATTTTTCTTTTCGTAATTTAGGTACAACGGTTAAGTATATATTATTTGAATCAGCGCTATCTGCATAATAATATTGATTAAGCAATGCATTTGTGTCTTTAGTATAATCAGTTAATCCTAATTCATCATTTATATATCTTAAATAATCATTTGTGTAATCACTGTTGTTAAGTACAGTACAATCATATACGAAATTTTTATAATTACGTTGAATAAAACTCTTATAGTCAGCTTTAGTAGTTAATCTATATTCTGAACTAAAAAATCTTGGAGCATTTTGCTTAATTTCTGATGCAGTTTCTGGTTCACCGAATTCAGTACTGTCTTGAGTATTAGTTATAGTAATATTAGGTGAAGCTGATATACTCATATAATTAAGAGAAGTGTCTTTAATATCAGCAAATATTTGATCGTATTGTGAGGTATTGTAAATATTTATAGCACTACCGTTTAATGTATTTTTTGTTACTTTGCCTCGTGTACCTGATGATTTTAAATAATATATTGCTACAGTGTCTCCTAAGTTTAATTTCTTACCATTAATACTATTTCCAAATTTAAGTTCATATTTTTTGTTTTCATTATATGTAACTTCAAATTGTCTATCATTTGGTTTTGATAAGAATAAACTCGGAGTCCGGTTCCATTCATACCATTTATTTCGTTCGTTTACTTCTTTAACAAAAACAAAAATATTAAAATGATCTATTAGTACATCACCACCAGGATTTAAAAATATTGTTTCGTATTTTTCGCCTATAGGAAATAATGCTGGATATTCTTCTATATTACCTTCATACATTAATGTATTACCTACAGGTGATACTGTTTCAGCGGTAGTCAGTGTTTTTTCAAATGTTATATCTTGTATAACAGTAAATGTTTGACCACTCCCTGCTGTAAAAGTGAATTTTGGTATAGTATAATATCCTTTGCTTAATGCAGCTTTTCCAGTTACATCGATTGGTAATATACAAGTTTGTGAGCCAAGTGGCTTGTATCCTATTAATTTGACAATTCGATTTACATTTTCATATAATTCAGCATCAGCGAAATTACTTTCAGCACTTGTCTGGTTTAAGTAAAATAATAATGTGTGATATGTATACGCGAGTATGTCTATAAGAGCAGAGACATTACTACCTTCGAAGTTTTGATCTGTAAAATTAATTGTTGAGTCGGCATTGAGGCGACTGATGATTAAATCACGCATACTTTGAGCATCAAAACTAGTGTATGCATTTGTCGGTAAATCAAACTCTGTTAAATTGGATCGCGTTGTAGTTGTATAGTGACTCATGATTAAATGTAATTAAAGGTTCCTTCTGTTAAGATTCCAGTTGATGTCGCTGCTCTATTATCTAATGAAGGTATAATAATAGATATGGTTATTTCATATTCATTATCATCGGGGTTCGCAATGACATTAACTGTTTGTACTATTATGCGTGGCTCATGTATAGGCATTTCTTCATATATTGTTTTACCTATAATATCTGCATTTTCTCTAGAAATATTATCAAATAAAAATACCTCTAAATCTAAGCCAAATGTAGGGTTTAGAATTTTTTGGCCTTTTTTAGTATTAAAGATATTTCTGATAGAATTAAAAATAGCGTTTTCGTCGTAACTTAGTCTAAAATCTATAGGGTTTTTACCGACTCCTACAGGAGTAGACGGTATATGACTATTAAGATCTAGATCTAATCTTAAATCAGCGTAAGAAAATTTACGGTAGGCATCCGTATTTTTTCTGTCTTTAAGTATATCAAGTCTTATCGCCATGTATAATTATTTAATTTATAAGTGCTTAAAACAATAAATAATTGAAATGAGTAAGTTCGATACATTATTTGAAGAACAAATTGGTCAGTTTACTAGACCCGGTCCGGTTGCTGGAGATTATGTTAAAATTAAAGGCACTTGCAAGTCATCTGACTGGTATAAAGGTCTCGGTGAAGCTAGGCAAACTTATGTTAATGAAATTTTAACGTTAGTTGAGCAGGGCAAATATCTTATGCTTTCTACTATAAAAAAGAATATGTATGAGACAAGACACCCTAATAAGTCTGAAGCTACAGATTCACAAGGCTGGGATATTGCTGATATCGTTGTTGAAGTTAACCCGGGCTTCTTCTCACACAATTTAACAGTTCCTATGGATTTGTTAGAGTTTGATATGTCATGGGAAGAAGCAAGAGCTACGCGACCAGTTAAAGGTGAAGATCTTGAAGTTGAGTTGAAACCTAGAGACGCGGAAGATAAAGCAATTGATATAGGTCAGCAAACTAAAGTACCTGATGGTGACTATAAGTTAAGTACTGAAGGTTATAATGCCTTAAATTTGTAAATCAAGTATACAAGAATAGAAGTTGATCTCTTGATCTATACACTGACTATTCTGGTAAAAGTATTTAGAGACTGTAATTAGACAGTCTCTTTTTTTCTCTATATCCATTTCAACTGTATACATATAATCAAATAAACGTTTAAATAGCTCATCATAATCATTATTAAATAATGCTTCATTTTGAATTATATGTTTGCGTATTAATACATATTTTTTATGAGTTAGGAGATCATGTAATCCATCGAAGAAGTCTTTTACATTAAATACATTATCATCTTTACCATCTGATAGAAAATATTGTTGTAAAGTATTAATACCTTTCCGAAAATCTGGATAGCAGCTCTTAACGATAGTAGTAAATTGTTCTTTGTTAATTTTTACTTTTTCGGATTTAACAATAGATATTAATTTAGTTATATAGTCATTTTTATCATAATTAATATCAAATATTTGACACCTACTTTGAAGAGCAGGAATAATCTTATGTTTATAATTCGCTGTTAAAATAAATCTTGTTAAGTCGTGATATTCTTCTATCGAGTTGCGTAGCGCTTTTTGCGCATCAATAGATAATCCATCGCACTCGTCAAGTACTATAACCTTAATATTCCCAAAGAGACTTTGAGTCTGCGCGAAGTTTAGAACTTTTGTGCGTATAGTATCTATTCCGTTTTCATCAGATGCATTAATATAAAGATATTGACATTTAAGAAGGTCTTTTACGATAATTTTAGCTAAAGAAGTTTTACCAATACCTGGTTTACCAACGAATAATACATTAGGTATATTTTTTTCCGATTGTACTTTATTAAAATAAGTCCTAGTATTCTTATCTAAGACTATTTCATCTAAAGTACTTGGTCGGTATTTTTCACACCAAATATCAGAAATTGTCATTTTTAATTATTAAACATGTATATTGGATTAGGTGCACTCAAATAATCATCACTGTTTTCAGTTTGAAGTATTTTATAAGATTTAAATCCAATTTCATTAATAAGATATTTTACAAAATTACTATCTTCTTCTTCATAACTTTTAAAAGGAGTTCTTAATCTTATTTGAAAAAATGCAGTTTTACAATTGGCTTGAATATTTTTGAGCAACTCAATTCCTCGCTCATTAAAAACTAGAGACTTTTTACCAGTATCGCGCATCCATTTACTATAATGTGCTTTGTTTTTCTTCCATTGATCCAAAAAATGGTGCATTACATTAAGACAAATACAATAATCATATGTTGTATTTTTTTTCTTTACATTAAATACATCTTTGTTAATTTTTATTTTTTCATGACCTCGGAAAAACCGGTTCGCGTCTGCGGCGATAAATTCAATATGATTTTTATCCAAATTATGATATTCGCGTAAAAAGTTATTTAGTTCAATATAACTTTTACTCTTATCAACACCTGTAACAGATATCCCCTTACTACCTAATTCAAATGTATTCCAACCAACGTTACAGCCTATATCAATTAGTGTTTTATTTTCATTTAATTTAATTTCAGGAAGTATAAGGTTTAATCTGTTTTTAAAGGCTTTTATTTTTTTACGACCTGCACTAGACGCTGAAGGGAACCCCCACCACGGCTGATATCGCCCAGGAAATCGAGTTAATAAAAAATATGTATTATCTTTATCGTCCATTGTCATCCGGTTGAGCCAAATCCATCTTTACCACGCTCAGTATCATCGATTTTATTAGTTTCTGTTATTTTTGCTGTAAAATGAAGATATAATACTATTTGTGCAATTTTACTACCTTTAGGTAGTGTTACACTAGCATCACTAAAATTATATAATTTCACTCCTAGATCACCTCTATAACCGTTGTCGATAATACCTAAATGAGGTTGGAGGTTATGTTTAAATCCTAAACCACTTCTAGGCTCTATTCTAAACCAGCAACCCGGTGTTAAATATCCGAGAGTTAATCCCACAGGAACTACGGCCGCGCCTCTCGCTGGGACGGTGACCTCTTCAACACTATATAAATCATACCCGGTATCGCTTTTATGTGCTTGTTCTGGTAGCTTTGCATCTGGATGTGTCTTTACAAAGTTCATTTTAAAATCATCTGGAAAGCGACCTCCAGTTGCTCTTAATTGTTCGTTAATGCTGCCTTTTAAACTCATACGATAAATATAGTGTATATATTTGATTTTTCAAGTAAATAATTTTATGGATGACATTAATCCGGCTGATTTAATATCACAATTAAAAACATTACCGAAAGATAATAAAAAAATACTTCAAGTTACTGAAAACAGTACTGAGTTATCTAAAGAAGACGTTGAGCAATTTATAATTCAAAAATCGTCAAAATTAATTCAAGATTCATTAGAGTTAATAGATAATATGAAAGAAGTAGTTCATCATATGCCTGAAGCAGAAAATGTTTCTTCTCTCGCTGAACTTATTAAAGCATCTACTGGAGCTATAGAAACATTAAATAAATTAGTTGTTCAAGATAAGAAATCTAATACTACAATAAAGGCAAAGCAATTAGATATTGATTCTAAAAAACAACTTCTAGCTGCAGACCAACAACATGCATTAATGTTAAGCAGAGAAGAAGTACTCGATCGTTTATTAAAAAAGGCAAATGTTATTGAGATTGATAAGGTAGAAACTAAGACCTAATATCGTCCATAGTAAACGTTCGCCATGAATCTTGAATTGCATTCATTAGATCATCTACTTCTTGTTCAGTATTTTCTACTGCAAGAGTATGTACAACAGGAATAGCTTCTTGTTTATTACCTATTTTATTACATACCATCCAGAATAACATTTTTTCTGTCCCGCCTATTATTCTTCCTACTTCTATCATAATGTCACTATGTATTTCTCCTAAACGGTGAAGATGGACATAATCAGTAACAAGATTAGTTCCATGCGCAAGATTTGGTTGACCGTCTAGACCATAAATAACCTGTTGCATGTTACGTCCAAAAATAGCTTCAGCTCGTTTGCTTAATCCTAAAATATTTTGATGAGTCTCAAAATCTAATTTGTCGACCATTATATTATTATAAGGAAATGGAGTGTCACGAACGTCTTCCGATCCCGGGTCACTCATCCCAGTCCCCGATCCCAAATCAAATCCAACAGGTGTTTCAGGTGTTGGGTCAAATTCATCTGCATAGTGCATACTTCTACGTTGTGGGGTAAGGTATTGAGAGAATAATAAGCCAACACTTTCTGATATAGTTTGAAGTATAGTATCTTCTATATTAGGTAATCTTTCTTCTAATAATTCTTTTACTTTAGGATGAGTTTTATGGTATTTATCCAACCACCAAGCGACAAATTCTCCGCTACTATCTATACTTGCTATATCAACAGGTTGGGCGTTTGCTAAATTTTCCCAGAAGTCGACTTCAGCTGTTATTGGATCATTTTGATACTTTATAGTATCATATTGTCTTCCAAGTTTATAAAAATCTATATATTGAGGGTCTAGTGAATCTGGATTTAAAACATTACTATCCACTATAGCTGGTATACCTGTTTTTAATGGTACTGTACTCATACTTTTTCTCTATCGAACTTACTACTGACTAAAAATGTTTTAAATGTGTTTTGTGTTAATGTAGTAGTGTTTTGTAAGACAAACCAAAAACCTGACACATTTTTCATAAATTTATTTCCGGGTATGCCTCCTAATTCTATTCCGATAAATTTCCCGGCGCTAGGTGAAAGATTGCCAGGTATATGAAAGGATACTCTATCTGCAGAATCAACGAATTTAGACTGTAAAATTGTTTTACCTAGAAATTCAGAATTATTAGAATTTTCGTACACAATTTTCTGATTTTTATTTGCAATGAATACGGGTCGTATAACATCTACTTCTTTTGTCTCGCTGCCCGGTAAGTGTGATATTATATCATTAAAAGTTTTCTTTAGATTTATCACTGATCCTTTATTATTATATAAATTAAATAGTTTATCTTTTATATTATAAGAAGATATAGAATGATCTACAACAACACTAACACCTGTATCAGGGTTTTTTGGATGAAACTGTACATCAGATATATGTACCGGTATTAATTGATATTTACTTCTAAAATAAGAAGCGGTTCGACTACCTGTATAATTCGATCTATCGTCATTATTGTTTATTCTTATAGATGCTACTGGGTTACTTTCATATTTAAAAATATTGTTTAATGATTGTAATTTAAATTTTCCAGCATGACGTAATAATAATCCCATATCATTATGCTCTTTTGAGATATATTTTAACATTAAATCATTTAGGGCATCTAGTGGTGGCTGATTTGTATGTAAGGTATATTCAGTTTTCGTTGAACTAGGATTCCATTTATCAGTATTAATTATATTATGATTTTTATTACTACAAAAAGTAGTTAATAGATTTGATATTGCATCACTGACCGGGACGTCTTTATCAGTAGCGCTTAATTGTGAACTATCACCTACCATGTTAACAGTTGACCAAGGTAGTCTATTATACAACAATGCACCGAACTCTATATCTGCAAAATAATAATTTAACATAGGTACATTGCCTGTCATTGACTCGGAGATTCCTTTTATAATAAAGGCTTTATTTAATAGTGTAAATCGTCTATGTCTCGTAGAGTTTATTTGTTGTTTTATGCTGATATGTATAAATTCTCCACCGCTACCAGTCGGATCATAATTTGTATTTCCAGCGGTATTCCCAATTGCTGGTTTAAATTTATTTTGTTGGTCATGTTCTATTAATTGTAAACGACCCATTACAAAAGGAGTCGTATATACAGATTCAAATATAACTTTACTAAATTCATTTTTATTAATAGTTTTTGACTGACCACGATCGTTTATAAATTTTATCGACACATAAAAGTTTGTACCATTTGCTTCTATTACAAATGTATTTTTTTCCTCAATGGTTAATGCTGCTGTATTAGATATTGCAGGTGTCATTTTATTTGTTTGTTAATCTCAGCCAATATTCCACTAACTAATTCCGGTTTTATTAATTTATATGCTTTTCCGACCGTAGGGTTAGTTGTTGGATTTTGTATTTTATTAACACAGCATATTAGCCACCATAAATCTTGCGTACCGTATATTGTGTGAGCGAATGTTGTCCATGGCATTTCTGATGTTATATATTGTTCAACAAATACCTCTGCACCCAATTCATCTGGAATTGAAATCCTCTTTATTATGTTATAGAAATAATACTTATCAGATTTTGCTAAATTGAAAATATTTTCATATTTAGTTTCAGATAACGGAAATAAATCTTTTACCTTATCGCGTGTTGATTGTAAGTCTGTAATCATGATAATTTAAATTTATGGCGTACTTCCCGGAAATTTGAAATCGGGTGCCGCCGCTTGATCTGCTGCATCACCTCGGGTCCGGATAACGCGGCGAGGACCAGGACCTCGTGCGTTTTCAGCGACTGGACCACTTTCGAATCTCATCGGTTCTGTTTTAACAGCACTCGTTACTGGATTATCAATACTATCATACATTAAGTTTTTAGTTTCTGGTGTGAGGCTAGTTATTGTCATCTGTACTTCAAATCCTTCTGGCATAATTACGCGCGACGGGTCTTTTTTATTTTTTATAATGTGAATATCCATAGGCCTTCTTGTACCTATAAAATTAACAGTTAATTTACTTAGATAACTCCACCTATAACTAAAAACACCAGGTAGAGATGATTGATATATAACAGGCGGTGTTAGTGAAGAGTGATTAACTCTATTTGGTAAATTTTGATATAAAAGTAAATATATCAATCTATAATTTTTCTCGGCATGAGACGTACCGTCTATTACAGTATTATCTAGAAAGAAATTCACATCATGGCTGGGACCGGCATCTGGGTAATTATATGTTTTAGCTAGATCCACTCCTACTGCCGGGCTCGCTAATTTTAAGAAATCAGATATTTTAGAAATAGTACTTGTAATTATTCCTCCTGAATCATTACCCCATGAAGTAGATATTTGTTTATAATTATCTCCAAGATACGGAACATAATATAAAAACCTAGTTGGAATTACTCCATATATCTTTTCATATTCGTTTAAGTAATTAGCCCATTTCCATGTTTCTGTACCTAGAACACCGCTTTTAAAATCAGCAAAAGAATCTTTTAGTGTAACTAGATTTTCTTCTAAATTCTGAGTAAAATCAATAAATGCATTACTAGTTATAAATTCTGTAATAAGACTAGGTTGAGGATGTGCGGTTGTGTCCTCACCTGCAAAATGTGGTGACCAAGTATCTAGACCGCCTCTATCATTCTGTTGTTCGGTCAGTTCCCCTATTGAAGGTTCACCTACTAAAGATCTTAACGCATTATTGAGCAGAGGTGCAACACCGTTTTTACCAGCAATCTGATTTAACAGAGTTGTCATGTTATGAAAAAATGCAGGAGATACTACTTGCATTTCTCTTAAAGTAACTGTAGGAGTATTTTTTACGGCTATAGAATCTAACGCTGATTTTGTCCAACGGAACTCATTTACTATATGAATTTTACCACTATCACCTATAGGTGTTGGTACTTTTGACATTGTATTAGAATGCTGTATCTCTTGTACCGCGGTGGAAATGGCTTCAGTTGCGCCTTTATTATTATTGAAATCGACTTTAGAAGGTGTTTTATAATCGTATAATACTTGATTACCAAAATTCTTTAGGGGAGTGTTTGTCATATTTATTGTGTTTTTCTTACTCGTCTCGATGGTATACGACGGCCCGCTCGAAGCCCATCATTTAAACTTTCGTGGCTCTGATCTGCAGTATCTTCAGTTCCTGCGCCACCACCCTGCCCGGCTTGTATTACCCTGGTCTGAGTGGTAATGGCTTCTACTACAGGCTTCATAATAGCGGCGTCTCTCAAAGCCTTAGCTTCAAGATTAGCCTTAGGTGCACCCATTCCCACGCCTTGGTAATAAAGGGAAGCTTTTTGGTCGTCAGTCTTCCTTGTTTGTTGTATTGCATCAAACTCTTCAAGAGTCAATCCTTGCGCTGCTGCCGATCTCTCTCTTTGGGCGGCCGCACTAAGCGCTGCTCGAGACCCGGCGACCGCTGCTCCACCTTCAAATTTAAACCAACCGCGGTCTCCCTTGCTTAAGCCTTTATTCAATGTCGATCTTTCTTCCTTTGCTTTTTGGCCTTTAGCTCTAGGCAGGATGACTTGGGTATACATATTTCGTAATTGTGGTGCAGTATGATTATTAAATAGTTCTGCCGCGCTCCACCGACGCCCAATAAATTGTGTTCCGTCGCTAATTTTCATGATTTTTTTAATGGTGATCCATTTGCGTTTATCGATCCCTCTTGCAGTTGTTGCATATGGATCTTCCATCGTCTTTGCCCATTTTTCAAGAGCGTCATTTCTTGCTTGTTCTTCTTTAGTGAAAGTATATTCCATATGCGTAGATACACCTCCTAGACCACCTCTCCATTTTTGTTCTAATGTACCTGCAGACTTTTGTTTTCTAATCTCACCAGGCTCTAAAAATTGACCCTGCTCATTCGTAATTTTAAGACCAGCTGCTTGTGCTTGAACCGCTCCTGTTTGCATGTCTGCTCTTCCCTGCATTTCTCTTTCTGCTCCTGAGGTAGTAAACCAGTCTGCAATAACGTCAGTAGGTAGTAACATATCTGCAACTTCATAAGCTGTATATGCCCATAATGCTACTGTTACACCAGACGCTAGACCACCTGAAGCTCCAGCAATAGCAGCACCTTGAAGAAATCTAGCCATTATTAATGCACCGGCTCGTTGAGCCATTAACTTGCTGCCGCCTTTCTTGGCAACAGTTTTCATAGCGGTTTTGGCACCTTTCATTGCTTTATCTTTACCTGGACCTTTGTAATCTTTCCATATTCTGGATAGGCTATCTGGAGTTGGTGCTCTCGGAGTCGGCATGCCGGGTGCACCGGATGGCCGCATCAATCCAGGTGCTCTTGGAGCAAAACTTCCTAATCCAGCAGCACCGGCACGGGCCATTTGCCCCGGTACCGTCGAAGCGGCGGCGATTCCTCTAGCCCCAAGCTTTGTAGCTTTCCAAGCTAACCGTCTTGTTGGACCAAAAGCTAAGCCTGCGCCTGCCAAGCCTGTTTTCCCAGGATTATCTAGCATCCAATCTGTTGGTCTGCTATGACCTCTCAATCCAAAAGCTGTTCCCCAATCCATGTTCCCGCTGGCCATGCCAAGCACTTGTCTTAGATAATCTGGATTCATCATACCACCCGCTGCCAATCCACCTAACAGTAGCTTATTGTTCCATAACCATTTTAAGGGCTTATAACCAAGCCCAACCGCCGCGGCTGTTTTAAATGGGTTTCGTGCAAACATGCTACCTTTGGAAGCGTTTATTAATTTTGTTATTCTTTTTTCTGATCCAGTCTGGGCATCATAAGTATCACCTTTAAGGCGCCGTGAGCCTGGATCTAAATTTTGTAATATTTTAGTTTGACCAGAGGTGAGTTTATTTGTCTGTTTAATTGCTTCTGCTACACCACCTAATGTTTTATTTAATTTACCAAATTGTACGTCAACTTTTGATGAATTTTCACTAAGCTTTCCAATTTTAGTCTCGAGGGTAGATTTTTTTTTCTTCTCATCCGAAAAAGCACTCACTATAGCGTCTATTTGTGCAGTTAAAGCAGTATTAACTTTATCCTGACCCTCTAAGAGGTTGACAGTTTTGCCAGTCTGCTCCGCAATTGCTTGAATAAATCTCTCTAATCGTACATCATCCATGTGATGTAATTATTTAATTAAGAAATCAATAAAAAGAAGTTATATCAGCTTCTTGCTCTCTTATAAAGCTAAGTTCTAGTAAGATTTCTGATATTTTTTCTGTTATTTGATGGAGATGATTTATACTAAGAAGTTCAAATAACTTAAAAAAATCTTGTATTGACATGTTTTCAATTAAGAACTTTTGTTCTTTTATTTCTATACACTGAATAAAGCGAAATACATCAAAAAATATAACTGACATACGACCCGTATTCATTGCTGGTTGATCTAATAAAAACTGTAATATTTTGTTTTCCTGTACGATATTAGCCTGGTGAAATTGTATATTGATAGGGGTGTCATTAAGTTGTAACTTAAGATTAGTTTTATTTAAATTATCTATTACCTTAAGATTTAATTCTTCAGGAGCTTTGGAGTCAATATCAGATAACCAATAATTAAGAAGATATAATTTATCTTTATATGTGAAGTTATAATCTCTATATAATGAACATATGTGTTCATTTATATAAAGAATGTAGCGTAAAACAGCGATATAATCATTTTCACTTTGCTCTACTTGTCTATGTAAAGCAGATTGAAATTCAACGTTTAGTTTATTAATTGTAATTTCTCCACCGTCAGGTAAAGTAATTTTACTAGTACATATTTCTTGAAATTTATCAAGTAAGTTATTCATTCTGGTTTATTGTTTTTTTAACAATTTTTAAATAATCACGTATACTGTTATATGACGTATGATTAAAGTCTTGATATGCGAAATTAAATTGCTTCATAAGTAATAATTGTTGTTCTAATAAAATAGTATAATTTTGAACAAAACACAAATATATTATATGAATAATTATCTCTTTACTATAGGTAAATCTACTATTGTGTTTTTTGTTTACGTAGTAGACATATGTACTGTTTAGCTTGTTCATATATTTATCGATGTATGGTGTACATTTTTTTACTAATGAAAGAGGTATATTATTATAGTCAGAAGTATTAATATCTAATACTATATTTTCGTGTTGAATTTTTTTAATACAAGATGCTGGTAGAATTAATGATGTGGATGGATATCCTATTGTAATATGATATTTATCAATACAATGTATAGTTTGACCAGTCGGCGGTAAGTGTTTAAGAAAATTGTCTTTATAAACTATTAATTCTTTTTTTTTGTATTGTAATTTTATACAGTCGCTATCTTCTGTAAATCTTTCATCTATGCATTTTTTTAAAAAATCTATAATATCTTTACTGGGTAGTTTTTTATTAAAAACTTGTAATAATTTATCATATCGTTTATCTTGGTAAAGTTTAGATATGTGTATTACGTCATTATAACTTATCATACTTATCCACCACTCGGATCCTTCCAGTTAATGGGTTTAACACCAGTGCCTTCTTTCTCTAGGCGTTTCATGTCCTGTGTTTCCCATTTTTTCGTTTCCGTGTCGTCAATATCATCTGCGTTTTCGCTTGCTATAGCGCGATATTTGGCGTCGTCAGGATATATAGGAACGTCACCAGTAAAGTCATATCCTGGTCCTTTTACAGCTTTGAGATGTTCTCCTGTTTCCATTGCTTTTCTTGTCGCTGGGACATTTGGTGTATCCTGTAACGCCTCGCGACGTTGCCGCTCTGCTGCAGCGATCCTTTCTCCTTCTGGCAACGACTCCCGACGTAGTCGTTCTTTTGCGGCAGCTGTTTCTGCCTTCGAAGGAATGTGTGGAGGAGCTTGAGGATAATGATGTACAACAGTTCCACTTACTACTGTAGTAACATCTTCCGGAGGATTGTTCCTGTCATATTCCGCTGCATAGTCAGCAGGGTATATAGGAACTTCGCCTGTAAAATCATATGGCTGTTCACCTGACCCGTATAAAGCTTCTTCTGGTATTCGTGCGATGGCGTCGCGTTCCTTCTCGGCGGCGCTCCTTTCATCTGGTGGAGCCGGTGGTACGTATCCTTGTACCGGTATTCGAACATCATATCTAGAAAATCGGAAACCAACAGCTACAGAACCTAATTCTACGTCTCCGGTATATTGTCCAACATTTGCGGATTTAATTACATATGGGATACAATCTTTATATGTATAAATTTTTGTAATTGCTGGCTCGCTGTTACTCCAAAATCCCGAGTCTTCGGTTTGCTTTGCTATAAAATAAATTGAAATATCTGTTGATAATGGTTGACCTCCAGGGTCAACTATATTGCCATATACACTATATAATTGAATCCATGATCTAAATATACTATCAATAATACTTATATTAGTTTCTGAGAATTGTATATCTAAATCATTATCAGGATAGTCTCTTGACTCCATAAATGGACCTACTGGTAATAGTCCATTAATTAATGTACCTTTATTAGTTACAGTTGTAGTTTCTGTTGTAAGATCAACACCAGTTGCTAAGAACATATAACTATTAAAATATTTTTTAAAGATTACATTTTTTGCAAAATCTAAACCAGTTGTTTCACCGACACCTGGTCGCAGACCTAATTCGTTTACTGCAGCTTCTGTTATACTTTCAGGTATATGGTTAATATTAACCAAAAAGAAATTTTGAGAAGCTGGAAAAGTTGAAAAGTCAGTTAGTAGTTCATAGAACTTTTGTCTAAGGTCGCTGACCCCTGAGCTAGCTAAAACTGCCATGTAAATATTTAAGACAATTAACCTACTAGAGCGCCGGCTAATTTACCTATAGTATTAACAGTACCACGTATGGCAGGATCTCTCCTAAAGAATTGATAAGCCATTGTAATAGTTACTGTAGCGACTTCTCCGTCACCAGACATTGAATAACTAATGTCACCGCAATCAGTTGGAAATACTCCATGTAATTTATATGTACGCATTGGCTCAAATTTAGTATTTAATTGAACTAATGTTATTGTACTATTATTATGAAGTATACCATCACCTGTAGTAGTTTCATCATTATAGGTTTCAGTTATCCAGTTTTCCATTGCAATACGAGAGTTAGTTGTTGCATCGCAATAAAAATCAATTGTAAATGCGTCACTTGCGTTATATGATACTGTACCAGGAATTCTAAATGTAAATCCATTGTAAGGGACATCTTTAGTTGCAATAGTTTTACCGGGCAGCGTAGCAGTGGTAGCATATACTAAATCGTCTTCAGTAAAGACAGGTACGCCCTTATTAGCGACATCTAATACGCGAAATTGAAAGTCACGTGCAAAGTCTCTCGTTTGAGCTACCTTATAAAAATCTTGAATTGTTTGTTTAATATCAGCCATGATGTTATAATTATTTAGTGTTTACTTTAATTTA